AAGCCTTGCCTGAGTCTGCTGAAAATGAAACAGGATAGCCCCGATCTAGATGAGATTGCATGCTCATGAGCTCAGCAGCAAGATCCTCAGAGCCCTTCATGCGATCTCTTTGGATTCTCACATTCTCTAGGATCTTCCCAACTGTTCTGAATCTCCTACCTGTATATGAAACACCATCCTGAGCATCAATCTCATAATCTGAGAAGAGCTCTGCAAGGCTTTCCTGGAGATCGATCTGCTCAAGATATGAGATTGTTGAGGGTTTTGGATAATAATAGAATCGAGCATTGCCCATTGATCACCTTCCAAAGAGGGAGCTTTTGCCTGCTCCAAATGTTGAGAATCTGCTCTCAAGCCGTCTCACGAGTTCATCAATAGCACGATTCTCAACCACAGCAGAATTGATCACGATATTGATCGGGCTGCCTCCCATTGAGCCCATTGATCTCTGCTCTGCTTGACCTGTGCGCCCTGAGGCAGGGATCACTGTTTCCCCCTCATGCAGCATTGCAAGGCCTCTCTTGGCTCCTGTGAATCGGATCCCTGATTGAGCAGCAGGCATCCTCCCACCTGAGAGGAAGAATTCTGAGCTCTCTCCAAGATCCTTAAAGAATTCTTTGATATTGCCTCTTCTCTCCTTAGCTCTCTCTCTCCTGCCTTCTCTTGTGAATATCGATCTAAAAAATTCCTTGATGCCTTCCCAAATTCTCACAAAGGCCTCTCCAATCGCATCTGCCAAGATTGCAGGCAGCTTGAGGATAGCAAGCCCAATCCCCTTAACAAGAGAGATCACAAATTTTGGGAGCACCTGAATCAATATACGAGGGAGCACCTCAAGCCCCTGAGCAACGGAATCTGCAAAGCCTGTGAATTGCTCCTTGATCTCCTCAGGGCTCCTCTCTCCCAACTTTGCAAGCGTGCCAAGAGCACCCCCGATTGCCTCCCCAATTGGCCCTGCTGCTCCTGCAATTGCATTCACAAAACTGCTTGGGGAGGTGATTGCTCCCCCAACATCTTTGATGAATTTGCCTGCTGCAAGGATTCCATTCTGCACCTTGATCATAGCCTCCTCAAGGGGGCTCAATGTTTCAAAGAGCGTGATTGAGCCTGCTCTGAATCCATCCTGAATTGAAAGAGGGATGAGCTCAACAGCTTTTGAGAGCCCTGCCCCTGCTCCTCCTCCTGCTCCTGCTCCTTTGCCCTTCCCTTTTCCTTTGATGATTGGCTTTGTGAATCCGCCCTCAATCATCCCCTCAACAATTTCACGAAATTCAGCAGCATCTGCTTTTGCCTCAGCAAGGCGATCTGAGAAATTGGGAATTGTGTTATCTGCAAGTTTTCCAAGAACAGTATCAAAGAGATTGAATTGATCAGCAAGATCGATTGCAGATGCTGCAAAGGCCCCAATTATGGGGATCTGACTTGCTACACTTTTCCCAACTCCTTTCCCAATAAGCAGCCCTAATTCAAAAAGGAATTTCAAAGCCTCAATTACTTTCCCAAATGCAATTGAGGCCTCTTCTGAAAATGTGACAAATACTCTCTGCACAAATGCAATCTGCTCTGCAAAATCCAAAAGCAATTTTGTTATATCAGGCCCAAATGCCTCAATAAATGTTGATTTGAAACCATCAACAACAGTATCAAGAGCAGCAATAACAGCTTGAAAATCAGCAGCTGCATCTGAGGCTTTTGGCCCTGTTCTCACTCCAAATTTATCTGCTAATTCAATAAATTGCTCAAGGCCCTGAGTCTGCCCCAGTGCCTGCAAGAGTTGAGCCCCCGATCTTCCAAAGATATCAACAGCTTTTGTTGCTCTCTCAGTTTGATCTTCAATAGATTGGAGCTTTGTTGTTGTTTCAAGGAAGATATCATTTGCGCTCCTGAGATTGCCTTCTGAATCTGTTATCTTGACCCCAAGATCTGCAAATGCCTCTGCAGTCCTTGAGCCCTCAACTTGAGCCTGAGATAATACAGCAGGAAACTTTGAGAGGATCTGAGTTGCTTGCCCTGCATCCTGCCCTGAGGCCCTCAAGGCAAATTGCAGCCCCTTGATTGAGTCTGTTGCAATGGCAGATCTATTTGATAGATCGTTTATATCATTGACTAGATCTGCACTCTCCTGAGCAAACTCAACAATCGCTTTTGCTCCCTCAATGAAGGCATCTGCAACTGCAATCACACCTGAGGCAAGGACTGCCATTGAGCTTGTTACAACAGCTGCCGCTCCTGCTGTTGCAACTAATCCTGCCGTCAATCCCTTTGCTGAGTCAGCTGCACCCTTGAGGCTATCCTGAGCAGCTTTGCTTGTTACCTTAAGAACATAATCAACAGTAGTTGCCACAGGATCACCTCAGATAATATCAATCAGATCTGCAATTGAGATTGTTGGGAATATCATATCATTTTTCCCTTTGGTTCTCATTGCCTGCCTTGCTCTCTCACCCCTTGCAATAATGCACCTCAGGCAAATCATGAGCTCAGGCCATGATAACATCATAACCTCATGAGGGAGCTTTGAATAAGTTCGTGAGATGATATCAATGATATTGATAAAATCAGGGTCATTTTGGAAAGGAGTTGAGAGCAAGCTCTCCTCCCTTGAGGCCCTGCATTGCTCTCTCAAAGATCTTGTTTTTATCCTCTTGAGGGATCATCCCAACCCATAGCGCATTGCGAGATGGGTTTTGCTGTGTTTCATGATGCACGAGTGTTAGCTTTTCCCAAGATTGCCCATCCTGAGATGCCTTGTCAACAACTTGACACAGCACCCGATCTTGCATGTTTCCAAAACTGAGCACATCCTCAGGGGTGAGAGAGGAGATCTTTGAGAGCAGGGCCTGTTGCTCATCCTGCTCCTCTCCTGGCTCTCCCTTCTCTTGCTCTTTGATGAGCTCAAGCATTTTCCCCATCAACGATCGGCTTGCAATCCCTGCTGCTTGAGCCTCAACAGGGCTCAAGATTCTCCCCTGAATTTTGAGGGCTCCTGAGAAGATCTCAAGCTCCCATCTTGCAGCCTCTGCAAGTTGTTTGATCATGTCAATCATATCTTTGCTCCTTTGATTGATGATTATTTATAAAGGTGAGGCATTCCCATTGATGATATCAACCTTGAGAGCCTCATCTGAGCCATTGACTGTTGCAAGGAAGGTCATTGATCGCTCAATGCGCCCAAATCCTGTGACATTATCAGAATATTCCTCAAGGACTGCGCTATAAAGCGTGATATCAATCTGATTGGGAGAGGTGCCCCCTGTGAAAGTCATTGTGAGATTGCTTGTCACAGCAGATGGGGTTGTGATTGCATCTGTGTAAAAGTTATTATCTTCAAGATCTGCAGTCACAGTCAATCTCACCTCTCTCACATCTGAGAGGGTGGGCTGCTCAGTGATTTGCTGCCCCAAAAAGTTCCTGCGCTCAAGTTTGTTATCAATCACTAGCTCGAAAGATCGGATCTTGATTGTGTTTGAGTTGTAAGTGATTGAGCCGCCTTGATGATGCAGCATGCTCTCAGAGGAGGCAGGGAATGAGGGAGTTGTTGCAGAGCCTGCTCTTGCAGCTGCATCTTGAGCAATGATCTCTGCTGAAAAGGTTGCCTCTTCTCCTGCATTGCAAGCGAGGGTGAAGGTGCTTATCATGCAGCCCTTGAAGGTTTCAAGAGAGGGATTCCCTGAGGCAGCAGATCCCCGATAAAAGCGAATTGTGAGTGAGGGGGGATTTGCAAGAGGCGTAAATGAGTGAGTATAAGGGGAGGAGGCTCCTGTTGTGTTCTCATCTCCAAGAGCAGCCTTGAGGAGATCCCCATTGCCTGCATAATGAAATGGGCCTGTGATATTGCCACCTGTGATATTGAATCCATCAAAGGTTGATCGGACAAATCCTGCAGTCCCATGATTGAGATGAGTTTTGCGGGCTCTTTCGATCGTCTTTTGCAGGCTTGATGAGATGAGCCTCATATCTGTATATGAGCCCCCTGATTCTGTGCCGTATGTTGTTTCCTCTGAAACAGAGATGAATGCGGATCTTCCGAATTGAACAGGCATAATTAAGCTCCTATTGAGGCAAGAGGTTTTGAACCTTGAGCAAGGCTCTCACAGTGAAAATTTGATCTGTTGTTGTGTATATATCAAGCCCAACTGCATAATCAGATCCAGAGCTCCCGCCCTTGATCCTGATATTGGCATAGCCTGCTATAAAATACATATCATCCTGAGCATATCGAGCATCAGAATCAGTCCCTGAGGAGTCAAGGCTTTTGGGCTGCACTCTCTTGATTGTTTCATATGAGAGGCGATTGTTGAAGGGATCAATATAAGCTGCCAGGAGAGGCCTGAGATCAAACCATATATCAAAGGCAGCTGTAGCCTCTTTTGTGAAAGTCACCTCAGGGATTGTTCTCCCTGCTTGAGCAATCACATTCTTAACCACATTAACAGGGCGACCGATCCAAACATAGCCTGTTTTCGGGCTTGAGGGAGTGAATGCTGAGGTTGGATCTGAGGAGGCTGCAGCATCCCCAAAATAAAGCCAAAAGAGGGAAGTGCTTGATTGATCATCAATTGCAGCCTGCTCAATCTCAACGACAAGCTGCCGATTTGCATAGGAGGCTCCTGATTGCCTTTGATAGTTTATTGAGGATTCCCCATTTGCTGTGTAAATTTGGATATCATAAAAGTTTGATAGGATTGCATTCCAAAAGAGATCCCAATCAGGAGGGATTGAGAGCTCAACATCAACATTAGTTGCCCCGCCTCCTCCAAGTGTGAAAACAGGCACAGAGATCGGAATCCGATATTTGAATGCACTATCAGCCCAACTCATCTCAATCTCCCCGATCTGTTTGTCTAGTTACTAATATTCTTATGTAAGCAATGCCGCAATTGGGGATTCCGAGCTTGTCCCCATCCCTTGCAAGGAATGAGCATCTCACATCATCAACAATCCCTGTTGTGAATCCCAAGAGCCTATTTGCGGTTATGGCCTTGATGATATCTGAGGCAAGATTGATCGCCTGTGCCCTTCTTGAGCTCACAGTATCAGATGAGCCTGCACAGAATGCAGCAATATTAAATTCAGCATCCCCTTGATATCTTCCCAAAACTTGTCCATGCTCCTCAATGAAATCAATGAATTGCACAGTAGCAAAAGGAATCATAGGAGGATCGGGCACCTCTCCAACAATCACCCGCCCTGAGAGATCTAGCCCTGAATAGCCTGAGGCATAATCAACTGCAATGATATCTCTGATTGCATTCTCAATCTGAACAATGGGGGAGCTCATCTCAAATCCTTCCCTTGAAGAGCAAGATTCATTGCTCTTGTGATTCCCCATTTCACACGAGGCAATCTTTGATCTCTTGCCCTTCTGAGATAGAATTTGGGCTTGATTCTATTGGGGCCCCCTCCAAACTCTTGAACAGCTGCATAAACAACATCAGCTGAGGTTGAATAAGGGCTTGAGGGGATTCCTCTCTCTTGCCCCCCTGCTCTCAGGATTAAAAACTCATCATCTTGAAATTGAATGACAGAGCCAATGATTGAATTCCTGAGGCGGCCTGTTTGCACTCTTGGGAATGAGGTTGCATTCTTCTTTGCAGCCCCTTCCATTGCAAGAGCATTCTTGATCAATGAGGCTCTGATATTTTGGATGAGCCGCCCCTCAGATTCATCAAGGATCTTTTCAAACTGTAAAACAGTTATGCTCACAGGATTCTCCTGAAGGTGCGGTAATTATAGAGGATCTCTTTCACCTCAGGAGGGATTGTGCGAGGTGAAAGATTAACAGTCACATCTCTTTGAGTTGTGCTCTGCTTGCCTTGAGTCTGTTTGGCCCTGTTGAGATGGGCTGCATAAGCGCACACAGCATGCTCAAGATCTGAGGGGGCTGAGGTGAATCCTGCTGTGCAAACAACTTTATTTGCACGATATCCCCTCTCAATGGTTGTTGTTGCAGACTCTTTGAGCACAATGCGCCCAAGAGTGGTATCAAGTTCATATTCTGAGGAGGCAACCAAAGAATCTGAACCATAGACCCGATCAATATCTGAGTGCCAGGAAGTAACAGATATCAAAGGGCGGATAGGTAAACTTAAAATAAAAGGAAAATCAAAATCAGGCTGATCAATATACAAAGTATAGGATTGATCAGCAAGGGCAGGGCCTGCTGTTGCATCTCCTGAGGCAATAGGCTTTGGAAAACCTATATAGGAGGCAACAGCAGACTCAACCCGATCAAGGAGATTCTGCAATTCAGTATCAGATCCCGATCCTTGCACCTCAGGAAGGTACTCTTTGAAAGTGGATAATGAAACAAGACTCACAGAATCACCCTGAGCTAAGGATTAGTAAGAGCGTGCAGCTGCAAACTCATAGACAACAGTAAAAGAGCAAGATGCACCTGCTGCAGAATCTGCAACACGCAAGCGCACAACCTCACCTGCAGCAAAATCATAATCAGCAGCCCCTGCAAGGGTCACGCTCACAGGAGTGCCTGCAACCAATGAGCCGCCCCCTGATATCTGAGTGTTCTGTGAAAAGATATCTGTTGCACCGTTATCAATCACCTTGAAGGTGACATAATTTGTATTATCAGCAGTCACAGCAACATTTGGGCAAAGGCGCACTGAATTCAATCGTGCAGCAATTGGCAAAGTCACATAGCTCTCAGTTGAACCATCACCTGCTTGATGAGATACATTAGTTGATACATAAAACATAGACATGATAATTCTCCTAATTAGCTATTGTAATCTGAACCGTTATAAACATTCTTGATACCTGCTTGATCAGGAGAGCCCATGACTGCACGATAAGTTGCAACAAGGCGAATAGCACCTGCAGAGATATCTTTTTGCTGCTCAAGAACAATGCCCCGACGCTCATAAAGGTACCATGATGAGGTATTGAAGAGCAGGTAACCAGTTTGAGAGCCTGAACCAGTATATAAACCAGTTGAGAATAGATCTGCGCTCATGAATCGGCTCATGACAACAGGCACACCAAAGACAGATGCAATTTGACCGTTCACAATTGAGGCTTGAGGGCCAAAGACATCAAGAGTCTTAACCTCATTGAGGCTCATGAGATGCTTGAGCATAAACTCAGGAGAGCACACCATGACAATATTGCCTGCTCCAAGTTCACCAAGAGAGGAAAGACCTCCCAAGATCTCAGCAGCAGTCACGCCTGAGGCAGTTCCTGAAACATCAAGATTGCCCTGATCATTGGCTGCAGCACGCATCCCAACGAAAGAGCGACGATGATCAGCAGAGCCACCTAAGCCAGAGGCTCCCCATCGAGATCGGATATTCCAAGTTGCAATATCATCTTGATGAGTTGCAGCTGTATCACCGTTGATCATACAATCCTCAAATGCATCCTCAATATCTTGCACAATCTGCTGTGAAAGGATTGGAAGGGCTGCAATTGCAGAATCCTCAGCAAAGGCATCATCAATCACATATGAGCATGCAAGCCCTTTGATATTGATTGTCTTTTGGCCTGTTGATGCGGTTGAGGTTGTATATTGAGAGAGAGGAGAATCAACAGTGATCTCTCCCTTGATATAAGGGCGACCGCCACGATTTAAACGAGGGATCAGAAGGGTATTGCGCTCAGCCTCAACCCGATTGAGAAGGCCTCTCAAGCGTTTTGGCACCTGGAACTCTTGATAGAGATCTGAGATGAACTGATCGGGGATGAATTCTGCACCTGTGCCTGCTTGATCGTTGAATGCTTTCTGAATAGCAGGAAGGATTGCACGAGGAGCTTTGTTCAGGTGACGATATAAGCGAGCGTCAAGTTTTGGGGTATAGGGATCAGGCATGATCAAGCGTGCAAGGTGACGATCACGAGCGATCTCCTTGAGCTCTTTGTGCCAATCGCTGCAGTTTGCCTCAGTATCAAGCAGCCCTGCCTCTTCAACAGTTACGCGGCGGCCTGAGGATGATTCAACATGCTTTGCCTCAGTACTCCATTGAATAGAGCCATCATCTTTCACAAAAGACTTGAGCTCACTCTCAGGAGCATAATCAACAACAGCAGGAGCCTGCTGTGATTCTTCAATCAAGCGTTGAGCAGTTTTGAGATCTGATAGCTGCTTTTCGATATTCTGCAGCTTATCGGTTGAGTTTTGCTGATTGCGGATGAGACCATCAATGATCTCTTTCGCCTTCTTCATTTCAGTTGACATTCTTATTGTCTCCCTTCATTGATGGTTAAAAGTGCTTTGAGGAGAGCTTTCTCCTCATCATCTTGCTCATCCATATTGTGAGCAGATTCTTCCTGCATATCTTCCTCATCCTGCATTGCCTCCTCATCTTGGGGCATTGCATGAGGTTTTGCAAATACGATCGTCACAGTCTCATCATCTTCCATGATATCGAGAATGTGCTTTGAAAAACTAGGGATTGGCATTGCAGCGATCTCTCCTTTTACAATATCTGTGATCATTGATCTGAGGTCAAGAGCCCCAAACTGCTTTGCAGCGATTGCAACAGCATCTGCATTTGCAGGGATTGTCACAACAGACACCTCAAGCAGCTCAGCACGATCAAAGTAATTCCCCCCTGATTTGCTGTGAGCATAATGTGTCACAGGAAGATCAGATCGGGGCGTGCTCTTGAGGGGAGAGAATCCAACTGAAACAGCATTCATGAATCCTCTCTTGGCCTTGCCTGCAATCTCTGCAGCTCTTGGATCTGCCATATCAAATTCAACATCAATGATCAGGCCCTGCTCCCCAATTCTAACAGTGCCCTTCCCAATCGGGAGAGATCCATGATCATGATTGAGCAGCACAACAGGATTTGAGCGATACGCATCAAGATCCCAACCTTGCTGATTGATAATATCCCCATAACGATCGGCCCGATCGGTTGAGGCAACAAAGCTCATTGAAAATGAATCCTCATCCTCATTGTGCTGAGCTTTTGCTTGGCTCATAAAACGTTGCAACATAATAAACCCCTATAACCTTTTAAATTAAAATATTTGATTAGTCAACAATCGGAATCATTGTACATCTGCAATTGATATCCTCAGATGCAATCCCAAAGCCTGCGGGATAAGCTGCCTCATCCCCTGTTTCAGATACAAAGTTTTCATTGGCTCCCACAGTTTGCCCATCAAGAGCAGCATGAGAATCTCTCACCTTTGAATCCCTTGAACTCAACCATTGCTTTTGAAGCTTGATCCCATCTGCCTCAGCCTCAGCATAAGCTCTTTGGGCTCCAAGATTGGCTGCATTTGTTGATTCTGTCCTGGCAATCATCAGGGCTCTTTGAGGAGAGAATGCAAAGGCCTCTGAGATATCTGATGCGATATCATCAATTGTGAATCCTTGCACAAGTCCATTTTCAACAATCCTCTGAATTGCATTTGAGCCTGTTCTTGCAATCTGCCTTGCAAAGAGATTGATATGCTCATCTGAATATCCATCATCTTTGATTGTTGCATTGCGTGCCTCTCTTCCTGCTGCTCTCAGAATATCTTGCAGCTGCTGATTGCCTGAGGTTGTGAACCACTTGCGCCACCTTGCCCCGATCGTGAAGGTAGCAAGCTCAATCTCCTCACTCTCAGCAAGCAATGAGCTCCAATCAATCACAGATTTGTTCACCTGTTGAGAGGTAGGCTCAACATATCTCTCAAGCCTCTCCTGGTATCGCTTGATTGCTCCTCTGAGATAAGCATTTGCAGCAAGTTGAATCTCTTTGAGGGCAGGATCTCCAATATCTCTTGCCCAAATTCGCCACAGATCCCGCCTTGCTTTTGTCTTTGTCTGCTTGGCCTTCACCTCATCAATGATCTCTTTCATGCGAGTTTCACCAAGAGCCCCAACTGTAAACCATTTGATCTGCGCAACAATCCCTGCAATGCTGCTCAGGTTGGGAGAGGGCGGATCATTCTCATTGAATTGAGCCCCATCCTCAAAATGCCTTGCGCTCCAAGCCTCTCTTTTTCGGATTGCCATCTCTTCTGTTTCAGTTTGAGGCTCTTGGGATTGCCTTCTCACGATTGGAAGGAGTCTGCGATATTGGTTGTTGCCCTCAATGTTTCCCCCTGCTCCCCATATCTCAGGCCAATTCTCTTTGAGATCCTCAGCATATTCCCAATCAAATATTTCATATCCTGAGTTTTTCAGGCTCACCTCTTCATCATCCCCATCCTGAGGAAAGTTTGAGGGATCAACATCTCCAACTGCCTTTGTTTTAAGGGCTGTGAGATCTGTGCTCTTGCGCTCAGGATAGGCAGGAGCCTCCTCATCAAATTGAGCATAGAGCTTTTCAATGATTCCGTACATTCTCTTGAGATCGGCCTCAGATATTCGATTGAGATTATAATATCCTTGATTGAATTTGGGCTCCTTCCTCAGGGCAGAGCCTGCTGCAATCACACCTCTGAAAACGATCTTGAGCTCCCCATCAATGAGCTTTGCGATTGGGAGCCTGTAGCCTTTTGAATCATCCTCTCTCCCCCGATAGACAAAGAGGAAGGCATCTGCATATTTATCAAAGTCACCCTCTCCCAAGATAGCTTTTGCATCTGCCTCAGTGAATCCCCAAGCCTCATCTTTGGGGGCAAGGGGAAGGGCCTCATATCCAAAGAGCAAATGCCGTCTCTCCTCATCCTCTCCTCTTGTTGAGAGGGGATGCTCAGGAGGGAGGAGATCAGTATCAAAAGGCGATCTCCGATATTTCTGATTCCTGAGAGCATAGAGAAGGCCGTTAACCCTTGCCATTGCCCATTGCTCAGCACTGCTCACAGTAGGCCTCACAGATTCAGGATTGCTCTCATAAGCCCCGATCCCCCTGAGATATGAAACAGCTAAGATATAGCGGTCTGTTTGCTTTTTGGGATCATCTCCAACCGCATCAAGATGATCTGCAGCCTTTTTTGTGAGGGCCTCCTGAGTGTTCTCATTCAGGCTCTCAAATGCCTCTTTCCTGTTTTCAAAGGTGCTCAGGCTATCCTCTTGTTTTTCCTCTTTGGGCTTTGGCTCTTCTTCCTGATAGGCCTTTGCAATCTGCTCAAGTGCCTCATCATGATCTGAGGTGTACACCTTGAGCAGGAAGGATCTTGCATCCTCAGCAGTTTCATCTGTGAGATCTGCAGCCTCCTCATTGCCCTCAATATCCTCAGGATATTCAAGGCCCTCATATTTATACGCAGCTCGAGGTGATATCCCATTGAGGATATGCAGCTGTACTCTGTTCAACTGCTCTGTTCTCATCTCCTGGAGAGCCTCAACCCCTGAATAATCATGCTCAAAATAGAGATCATCCTCCCATCTCTGAGCAATTGCAGAGAAGAGCATTGCAAGCCTTTTCCCTCTTTTTGTTTGAACAGTCCAATAATTGCGGGCCTCTTGCCTTGAGGTTGCATAATTTGCAGTTGGGAGCCCAAGCACAGAGGGAGGCACGCCAATCACAGCAGAGATTGATTCTCTTGCCATCTTTCGGGCCTCAACATATTCCATTTCACGTGCTGAAAGTTGCAGGGGCTCAACCTCAGCAAGGCCTGAGAGAACCATTGCCCCGCCTTGAGCACTCATCTTTTTATATTCTGAGGCAATCTCTCTCCTTGTTTCAGGCCCCCAAATGTCAGCAGGGTCTTTTGGATAGATCAAGAGATCGGGGCGGGCCTTTGCTGAGGCATCACTCACAAGATTCTGTGAGTTGATATCTGCACGGATCTCTCTGCTCAGAGGCTCAATTGCACCTGTTCCCAAAACCTGAGAGGGCTGTGAGCTCCAAGAGGCCAATCTGCCATGCACAACCCGATCCACAGGATATTGAACAGTTTGCCCCCCTGCATCATAGAGATATCCTGTAATCCCTGTTTTGCCTGTTTGGATCTTGACTGCTGCAGGATGCAATCTCACGATTGATGAGGGCTGCTCAGATGAGCCCAAGAGCAAAATGTAACAGTTTCCTGTGAGGATGAGATCTGTGCAAAGTTGCTCTCTGAATAGGAACCCGTCAACCGTTGTTGAGGGCTGATTGAGCAGATCAATCACAGGATGCTCCTCAATCAGGGTTTTGTCTTTTCCCTTGAGGAGCCTGAGAGGAAGGGCTGCAAGATCTTGAGCAGATCTGCTCACTGCTGCATAGGTATATCCATGACCCGCATAAGCTGTCATGGCCTCCTCTTGTGAATAAGTTGCTCTCACCCCATAAGGTTGGATCCATGTTGCCCCGTGATCAACTGTTTCAGGAGCCTTCTCAACCTGCTGCAGCTGCTTGACCTCAGAAGGAGAGAACCAATTCATGATTCTGAATAATAGACTTTGATTGACAATATCACTCATCTCTCAATTTCCTCTTGTTGAGTTTGAAATCAGTATAACCTGAGGCCCTCAATTTGGTTATGATTGGCCTCCTCAGCTCTTGGCTGTGAATATCAGATCTATACATTATAAAACGCCCCCCTTGCTGAGAAGAGCATGAAAGCTCATCAAAGACAAGCAGATCCTCAGGCTCCCCTTGCTCCCCTTGCCTTTGCTGCTCCCTTGCCGCCTCTTGAGCCTGAGCAGCCTTGATTGCCTCATCAATTGTGCCTTGAATTTTATCCTGCATAGCCTCTTGCCTGTTGCCTGGAGAGCATCATGCAAATATAGCGCAAGGCATCAAGTGCATGATCATCCTTCTTGATTGGGATATCTCTCTTTTGATCTGGTTTCCATCTGTACAATCTGAATTCTCTGATGAGCTTTTTGCAACAATCATGAATCAAGAGAGCAGGATATCCCTCAGCATCAAGCAAGAGCCGCCTCTTGACATATTCGATCCCCTCATTGACTCCTAAGTGTTTTGGGGCGGGCTTTGTGGGAATATCACAATAGCGTGCAAGGGTGAGCCTTCCATCCCTTGACTCAGGATCTGCAGCTGTCCAATCAACACGGGGATCATTCTTGCTCTGAGCATATACCGCCTTCCCTGCCTCAAGTGTTGTGAGCTCAGTGACCTGGTATTCTCTATAAATGTGCAGCGTGTCCGAATCCTCATCAAGAGCAGCCCAAAGGCAGCAGAAAGGGTTGCGTGTCCCAAAGTCGATCCCCCGATATCGGGGCCAATGCTCAGGGATGGGCTTGCTCTCAATCACATGAATCTCTTTCCTGAATTCAGAATAGATCAACCCTGTTTGAGTTGTGAAGGCTCCAAAGAGGCGGGATTGTTGAGCCTGCTCTGAGAGATGCTGCACTGCTCTTCTGATTTTCACTGAGCTTACAAAGGGATTATCAAGCCCTGATATTTGCACAGCCCCAAAACCATCAAGCACCTTCTCAACAAAGCTCTCATGAGTCCATGTAAGGCCCTTGAGAGGAGTCATTGTGAGGAGGATGCGCCCCCCATAAGGAGTATCGGCACACCTCAGGAGGCACTCCTCAAAAATCTCTTTGGGGTGCTCTTCATCCAACCAAACAAGGGAGATTGCTCTCAGGCCTCTTCCTCCCATCCCCTGATATTTCTCTCTTCCTGCATCAGCACTCATTGCAATGATGCGCCCTCCATTGGGGAGCGTGACAACAGATCGCCCTGCTCCTGCCCAATTGCGATATTTGCAGCCTTGAGGAAGATAGGCATTGAGTTTTGGCCTGATATACTCAACTGAATCGTTATATGAGAGCCCTGAGGAGATCACGGTTGAGGGCTGAGGAGGGAGCAGATCAAGGGGGATATTGTTGAGAGCAGCCCATTGTTGCACCCACCATTCTTGACGCCCTGCCGCAAAGGCAACAGCAAGCATTGCGCCAAGCTGCGTTTTGCCTGCTCTGTTTCCCCCTGCAACCAGGAAGGCCTCTCTTGGAAAGGAGAGAGGCACCTCAATCTGAGAAGTGCGTTGCTCAATGATATCGCAATCCTCACATTTCCAAACACCTGAGGAGATGCGGATCATTGGCTGCCCACAGCCCCGATCCCTCTCTGAGGATGAGGCTAGCCCATCCCATCTGTGACAATGAGGAGCCCAAAGCCTAGCAAGAGCAAGGGGGAATGCCTTCCTGATCTTGCTGAGAACTTTGAGCTGCTCCTGAGTTTCATTTTGCTGCATTGGTTGCCTTGAGTGCCTTTGATCTTTCAGATCGATCCTTGATATCGTGCTCATATAGAGTCCAAAACTCAACATATGTGATTGGGCTGTTTATCTTTTGCAGAGCACAGAATATCACCTCACAAGATGAGGATCTTGGGAGGCTGTGCCCATTGATCCAACGATAAATGCAGCCTTGAGTGAATCCAAGATATTTTGCGAGCTGCAGTTGATTCATCATGAGATGATCTTTGAGTGCTCTGAGGAGCAGGCCCATATTGGTTTTGATGCGATCCTTCTTGCACCTCTTGAGCGTGCTCTCATAATCAGCTGCAAGCCGATCCCTGATATCAAATTGCTCCTCAGTTGTTTTGGGGGCCTGCAATAGGGCATAGATCTCATATATCCTGAGCCTGTGATCATAATGGGGGAGGCACTCCCCCGATATCCATCTGTTCACAGTCCGATCTGAAACATCAAGCATAAAAGCTAGATCTGAGATTGTGAGATTGAGAGACATTCTGCATTCTCTCATCATCTTCTTGATTCTTTGCTCTTGCATCTTTTACTCCTCATCCAAATCAATAACAGGGCCCAATATCACCTCTTGCAATGCTTGCTCTTTGATCTGCTCAACAAGCTCAGGCACATTTGATTCTGAGATATCAATATTGATCTCAATATTGGCCTCAGGGCTGAGATTCTTCTCATATCTGTGTCGCCTTTCCAGGAGAAACATAGCCGCCTGCAAGTTGCCTTGAGAGATTGCATTGTTGAGGGTGCCCAAACAGTTGAGAGCCCCCTGAGCCTCTGCCTCTCTGCACGCTACAATAAAATCATAATATTCGCCCTCTTCTTGCTGCTTTGCCCGATCAAGCCAATAATATAGAGTTGACTCCGCAATCCCTGCATAATTTGCTGCGAGCTTATAGGTTGAGCCAAGCATCAAGGCCTGATAGATCTTGTTTTTTATTGGCTCTGTAAATTTACTGTTTCCATGTTTTCCCATTGTTCTTTGCTCCTGTTAAAATGGAAGTTGTAATTGGATGTTTTCATTGAGATATTCCTCTCTTGCCCATTTGATGCGCCCCTCAATGATTGGCACATATTCAGCAGTAAGCTCACAGCCGATTGAATCAAATCCCTCAAGGGTTGCAGCTGCAAGAGTTGAGCCTGATCCTGAGAATGGATCAAGGACTGTGCCGCCCTTTGGGGTGATGAGCCTGCATAACCATCTCATGATCCCAAGAGGCTTGACTGTGGGATGAGTGTTCTTGACCTCTGAGGCAGTCCGCCCTGCGCCTGCTCTTGGGTTTTCAATCCCTGCTGATCCTTCCTCTCTCCCAACTGCATCTGCACCTGAGATGGGCTCAAGATGCTCAAGGCCCTGCTCTCTTTCCCGCCTTGAGGCTTTGGGGCATTGATAGATATTTGCAGGCCACCTCCCAAGAGGGCTCCAATTATCAATCAAATATTCAGAGGTGTTTTTTTGAATTCGTGTTGATTCATCTGAATAATTATCAACTCTATAATTTGGATTCGGCTTTGTTGATTGTTGTGAACGCTCATCATTTGGCCCAATCCAAGCAGGATCACCAAAACCAAAACGACATTCATCAATATTGATTGCCCCTGTTCCAGTGCTCAAAACCTGCCTTGCAATGCTCCCCTCCTCAATCGGTTTCCTTGCAAGGATTGCAGGCTCATATGCGGGTTTGAGGGCTGTTCCCCATCCCTCCCATCTTTGAGCCTCATCCTCTTCCTCAATCTGCTTTGAAATATTAAGGCTCTTGGGAAACCCTGAATAATAACACCATGCAATCATATCTCTGATCTCAAAGCCTGCATCCTCAATGGCACAGGTGATTCTGTGAATTGTCCTTGTTCCTCCAAAAGCTATGAGATGCCCTCCCGCCTTGAGTACTCTGAGACACTCAGCCCAAACTTGAGGATTGAATGAAATCCCTGATCCATCCCATTTTTTCCCCATGAATCCGAGCTCATAAGGCGCATCGCAAACAACAGAATCAAGGCTGTTATCAGGAATCTCCTTGAGCCTTTGCAGGCAATCTCCAAAGAGCAGCCTCTGAGATGGGATGCGCAGCTCGGCAATTATCTCAGAAGGCATTGAGAGATCTTGAGGCTGTTGAGGCTGTTGAGAATTCATTTGGCCTCCTGGATCTGTTTGATTCCATTCTCCAGGAACTGAGAGATCAGGGATGCGATTGAGGCATCATGCTCCTCAGAAAGCTCCTGCAGCTGCTCCCAAATCTCAGCTTTTACTTTGATATTCTTTCGTACAATATCAGGGGCCTTCTCTCCCATTGCAGGCCGGCCACGTTTTGCTTTTTTAATTTTCATTTCTTTGCTCACTTTCAAATTAAAAGGTTATTTTTATAATGCAAGAGGCAACCTCTAGCACATAAGGGATGGGAAGGGGTTCCCATGTTGAGGGGGGGATCAATGATCCCCTCCTCTTTTTGTGTCCCAATAAGCTCTTTGTGTTTCGAGCTTGAGTTTGAAATCAGGATCAGCAGGGCCTCTGCCTCTTCTCTTGCTCATCATGAGCTTGAGTCGTTGCTGCTCTCTCTCTTGGCGCAGCTGCTCTCTCCTCTCTTCCCGCCCTTCAAGATTCACAGGCTCAACAACAGGGATATGAGGGGGAAAATCCTCATTCTGAGTTGTGGGATTGTAAGTGCTCACAGCATAATCAAGGATCTCAAAGTCCACAGGATCACGCTTGCCTAAGATGAGATAGGCATGATCTGAGGCAAGGGCTTGAGCAAACTGCTCATAATTGTATGCCTTGAGATTTTGGGCTCCTCTTGCACAGGTGCATCTTGCAACCCATTCAAAACGCTTAGGAGGTGCTCCTGAGATGCTGATTGAGGCATAGATCCGTCTTGTGCCGCCTTTGTCCTTCTTATCTCTTGGGGTGCACTTATCACAGCCCTCATCCTGCTGAGCAGGAGATCTCAGCAGGCTCTCTCCTGCCTTCTTGATGATGAATTCTTTGATCTCAGCAAAGGGGGGCACCTTCTTTGAGTTGTTATCCTGCAAGATGAGGAAAACGCAATCTTGGAGGGATTCATATTCATACTTTTTGAAGGTAGCCCAAAAGAGATAGGCTGTATTGTGAAACCATGCCTCCTGCCATTTGGGGTCAAGGGCCCAATTTGTTCCTATGAGCTCAACAAGAGCAAAAGCTTGTTCTTTGGTTATCATTGTTAGATCCTTTTGATTGTATCCCAATTGATCAAGCTATCTCTGAGCTTGAATTTTGGTTTTGGTGATTGAGTTGATTGTGTTGATTGATTTGATTGAGAAGATTGAGAAGGAAAAATAACAGGGGGATCATTCTCTTTGTATTCTTCTTCTTGTTTATCTTTCTTAATTATTGTAGGATCATTTGATCCTAAGGGGTAGGATCTTTTGATCCTAGAGGGTAGGATCATTTGATCCGCCCCCTTAGGATCATTTGATCCTATAGGATCATTTGATCCTACCCTATATTTTGCAGTTGAGATTGCTCCCTGATGATAGCCAATATGCACAATCTTTCCGGCCTCTTGCAGCTGCTTGAGAGCTGTTCTAATATTGCGTGCTTTGAATCCTGAGAGATCTTCAAGGGTAGCCTGAGAGGGGTATGCAACCCCATTTGAGCCTGCAAACAATCTCAGGAGCATATAAACCGCAAATTTACAACCAAAGAGGGGAGCAAGATCCTGAATCTCTTGGAGGGTGAGATTTGTGTATTTATACATTTGAGCCCTCCTCTCTTTGCTGCATGAGAGCCTCAAGAGCCTGCTCTTTTTCAAAATAGGATGCAATGCAAGCCTTGAGATCATTGGCACGCATCACAACCTGCTCAGGGGTATCTGTCCATTGATTGCAGTGCATGTCATCAATCAGATTCATCATCTTGCTATCAAGTTGCAAAAGCTCAAGGGAGAGGGCTGTGATCTGTTCTTCAAGAGTCATTGCTTTTATCCTCATGAGAGATGAGAGCCTCAATTGCGAGCTTGATTATGTGCTTGCAGATATCAGCCCGATCGGGGCAATCGCAGCTGTGAGATTGCTCTGTTATCTTTTGATGATATAGGCCTGATTTCCCATAAACTTGAGATGTTAGAGTCTGCTCAAGCGTATCATGAGCAGTATGGAGATTCTTTGCACAGCAATGAACATTGAGCGATCTCAGGTGGCGACCTGAATCAACAACATCAAATATCTCCTGACATTTGGCAAGGATGAGAGGGCGGAAAGGTGAATATCCCATTGCTACCCCCTAGCTCAGATCTTGAGGAAGGGGGAAAGCAGCTGCAGCCTCAGGAAGGGTTGCAAAGAGTTCATCTGCTGCAAGTCGATTATATAGCTCATTGAGCCAAGCACGGATCTCAGGGCTATTTGCCTTTTGCAGTTGCAGCAGGATGAGGCCTGAGGTTATACTGATCTTGAAAGTCATCATTGTGTGGTTTTCCTTTTGTAATAAGTTGATTGTGAGGGGGGGCTGTGATTGGCCCCCTCTTTTTTTTTACTGCTGCAGATATGATTGAGTTTCATTGTCTAGCTGTACAATGCACAGATCTCCTTCATTTGCTTGATGATATGAAGGGTTAAAATCCTCTTCTGTCCATTCACCAGATGCGTTTTCAGGCAACCATTCATTTGCATCTTTGATAGCTTGTTCTTTGGTTTCACCTTGACCGAATAAGGCATAGCCCTTTTGAATTATTAAAAACATTGTATTGTCCTTTTGGTAGTTGATTGATTGATTGAGCATCACGCTCTTTTTTATTGTATTCCCTTTTTATTTAATTGTCATCCCTTTTTATTTCTTTTCATCTCTTGATCCATTCCTGGAATCAAATACTCCTGCCATAGCTGATCCAAGCATACCTGTGAGAACAAGCAGAATCCTCTCAAACATGGCAAGAGAATCCTTTTCATATTGGCCTGAGAGCCATCCAATCACAACAAGCACAGCCAAGAGCACAATCAATCCAAGAGTGCCCAAAAATATCTGCCTCAAGAGTGAAACCTGAGCAGATAATTTCTTTTGCTTGAGCAGATTGTTCTCAGCACTCTTCATTGCCTCCTCAGCTGCAGCCCTCATCTGTTCGGCTTGCTCTTTGGCAGCTGCGAGCTTGAGCAGGCTATCCTCAAGCTGCAGTTTTTCCTCCCTCTCTTTCCTTCGATCTTGGAAGATTGCCACAAAATATCTCTCAGTATCATTTTTTATATCTGCAACATTTGCTGCAACAGGTATCATTTCCCCTGTTGCGCTCAGGGCCTCAAGCTCTCTCCATTGACCCATGATTGAGGAAGGCCTTTGCATTGCTCCTTTTCTTTGATGATATTTCACAATGTGCTCATCATGATGCTCTGCATATTTGGGAGGCATCAAGCTCTTAACGTCAAGCCCCCTCATTGCTGCAGCAGTTGGATATCCAAAGAGGATCGCAGCTGTATTATTCACAATCGTGAGCTTGAGGCTATCCCCATCCCTCTCAGCGACAATCATTGCAACCTGCAAGCGATCGGCAAGCTCCTCAAGAACCTCAATGACCCTCATGGCTTTTGCCCAAATGCGCTCATGCACCTCCAAAATTGAGAATTCTGATCAGAGCCTGAGCCCTCATCCCAATATTGCATGCACAGATCAATCTTGAGCTTGTTGACAGCAGCTGCAGAGATGGATGAGCAATCTGATTCAGTTGCTCCTGCTCCCCCTCCGGAGTTTTGGCCCCCCCCTTGCCTGTTCATTCTGCAAAACATCTCTCTGCACAGCAGATCGCCCCTCTTGGCAATATACTCCTCAGAGCAGGGCACCTCAAGCAGATCAGGCTCTGTGAGATTGTGAACGGCTTGAGCTTGAGCTTTCTCAAACTCAGATTCCATTGCCTGGATAATCTCAGCAGCATCTGAGCTCTTGTTTTGAATCAAAAATATCGCTCCTCCTGTGAGGAGAGAGCCTGAGAGGGCTGCAATAATTATTGTTGTTATCATGTTTCGATCTCCTATCATATCAACCTCAAAAACAAAGAAGGGACTCAATCTGAGTCCCTTGAATATAGCACAATGAGCAGGCCCTAATTGGGCAACTCCTCAAAGGCTGTAAGCCCAAGCCCTGTTGCATCTCTGAGGGCTCTCGCTTTTGCTCTTGTTGAGGCCATGCGCAAGGCAGCAGGATAAATCATCTTGTTTGTATTGTGCTTTGTGCAATCGCCATAATCCTCAAAGACTCTCTCAACCCCTGAGGCATCAAGCATGATCACAGTTGCCTTAAAGATGAATCGCCCGTTTTCCCAATCAATCTCAACAGGCTCTGCTGTGATTGACTTGAGGCCCATCTCATGAGCAAGGGAAAGGAGGCCTGTATAAAGGATGAAATCCTTGCCCTGCAAGCGCACAATATAGCCTGCATCTCTCAATGCTTGCATTCTGCTCATTTGGCACCTCCTTTGAGGTTGAGAGTGCCAAGAGCCCACAGCATGATCAAGCAGGTTGCAATCAGGCTCAAGTGCATGATATGGACTGCCTGAGCAGCCTCATGAATTGCTATCAAGATATTGCTCAACATAGAAGATCCCCATTTGCAAAGGTCATTGGATGATTGCAAAAGATGCAATGGGGCTCAGATCCAAGATCTTCATGAATCTGCAGCTTGAGGCACTCAGGGCAGATGAGTCGAAAGATTGAGATCTTGTGCTCCTTGAGATTCTGCTCTGCTTGCTTAATGTCATCATGTGATTGGATGATCACACAGATCATATCATGCAAAAGCTCTTGGCAGGGATTCTCAAGATCAAGCCACCCCTTGCAGCGATCCGCAGCTGCAACTGCATTCTCAAGGGAGCCCTGAGCAATCTTGAGCTTTTGCTCAAGCATAAATTGGTCAACTGATATCATTTGCTTTTTCCTCCTTTTGTTATCAATCCTGCCCATTGTGACCAGGTATTAAAAAGAGTTGCAATAGCATCATAAATATCTGAATCTTCAGATCTGCAATCAACCTCAAATTCTGCATATATTGCCCAAATGAAGTCATCTATATTTTTAATATCATCAATATAAAAGACTGTTTTCATATCTCCAATTTGATAATTATCTAATTCTCTTATTTGATATGTGACCATGATATGAGCATATCCATCATAGAATTTGGGCTTAACATTTGCCAAATGGGGATATTTTTCACTCACATATGAATGCAGATTCTTCAATATTGGCTCTTGCCGAATAGAATCGCCAAGCTCTGTATAAATTTGAATAGGTACTTGATGAAATATCATTGATTGTTTCCTCATTGATTTAAGTTGATTGATTGAGCATCATGCTCCCTTTAATTGTATTCCCATTTTATTTAATTG